CTGAAGCAGGATGTCGGCAATCGCCATATCCATGACTTGCAACAGAGAGCCAGTGAGTGCGATCTCGTTCCCGGTAATCCGCGTGATGATCGGATCTTGAAACTCGTCAGCGTTGAAGGTCTGGACGGTCGGTTTAACTGACCACGCCGTTCCTTCTTCCGTCATGCCGATGTGTACCGCGGACGGGTTCTGAGTCGAATCAGGAGTGCCATCGGATGAGAGAATCAGCCGACCTCCTGCGCCCGGTATCGCCAATTCCGCGTACATCTTTCCCGGCCCAATAGCAACGTTGGTCGTTACCCAGTTGTCGGCTGTTCCTGCCATGAATGTGTCTCCTTATCGTTCTCGAAAGTGCAAGGTTAATTCCAAACTTGCGGGCTTGAAGTAGGTCGTTCGGTTGTCATTGGCTCCGAGCGGCCCATACGTGTGCGTCACGTCCACCGCAAACCCAAAAGGTACGTTGCTACCGTTCGTCATATTCGCACAATAGTCTGATTTACTTGCCGTGCGTAAAACGGCATCCAAAGCTCTGACGTACTTCATAATCTTTGTCATCGCCGCGTCTGAACTGTCGGCCGTGATTCCCACCTTCAACTCAATGACAATCGACTGAATTAGATTTGAATCATCGTCCGTCGTTTCAATCGGATTCGCCCTGGGCCCAAGCACGAGGATCGGGAACTCCAGTCCCTTCTCTGTCCCTAAAGACCTTTCAACGAAATCCGGCAACGCTTCGGCCTGGTAGAAATAGTCCAGCGCCAACTTCATGTCGCGAATCACGATCGTCAGCACGTTCGCAATGATCGGGCCTTCAAAGCAGGCGGAGTATTTCGGTGTACTAAAGGTACTCAATTCCCCACCACCTGAAAGCCTTGCTTTCGGACAAACGCCACCAGTCCAACCTGAATGGCTTTCTGAATCCTGCGCTTCTGATCCTCGTTCATTGAGATAACGCTTCGCTTCTTGTGAAAGTCGCGGCCGTAGGGAATCGACGTTCCAATGGTCAACTGACCCCGCTCCGGCTTGAAGATGGCTCCTGGTGCCTCTGGATTCGTCATTGCGTCGAACAGTGAAGTTGTCGCCTTGCCAATCGGCTGATTCGGAAATTTCACGGCTTTGTACTTCGCATATGCAGGACTCAATGCTGCCCACTTACCGCTCGCCCCAATCCCGCCTTCACTACGGAACTGCTCGCCTTCGATCTGATAAAACTGTTTTGCGACTTCCGGCCAGATTGTTCTTAGGTCGTCAAGTTCTTCCTCGATGCGATTGAATGCGCGGCTAAATTGCTCAACGCCAGCGACCTCAAATGAGAACTTCATACCAGAGCTACCCCAACAGCGTTCGTTCGGTAAAACTTTGAGGATTCTTTAACCCGCGGAGGCATCGCTTCTCGCAACACCTGACCGTCAAGTCCAACCAGTTTCAGCCCTGCGGGATCGATTTCGCGCCAGACGTTGATCGCCCATTCGATAATCGCCATCTTCACGTCGGCTGGAGTCTCTGCGTATCCCCACTTTGCCGTGACCGTGACAGGCAATCCCGTTGACCACCCCTCGAGACTTCCGTTGTACCGATAACCGGGCTCAGGCAGAACATGATCCGATCCGGTAAGGACTAACCAGCCGTTGCGCTCAACGTAGTACGGGGCGGTGTATCCGGTCGGGACTTCGATCGTGGCGTCCATCGTTCCTGGCACGAACGGATCGATCTTCAGATACTTAGTCCCGTCAGGGTAGAAGTCTCGTTCAGTCGCAACCACGTCGGCGCCATGTTCAGTGAATACCACGTTGCCATTCGTCACCGTTCCCGCCGCTGTCAGCGGCCATGTAGGCTCAGTCGCCCCTGAAGTCCCTGCCGTGGTGACTCGATAGATGTGCAGATTGCCCGTTGTAGGCGTGACAACATCGCCAACGACGTAGATGTGCAGCGATTCCCATGTGGGATAGTAGGCGGGCTCGAAATACTCGTCAGCAACCCCGCAAGCATGGTCGAACGCCCGACTGACACGCTCGATAACGTCTTGCAGCAGAGTATCCGTGGCGGGCGGAACCGCGCTCGCCGTCACGCTCTGGCCTGCTGCTCTAACTTCTGCGATCGAAACGTACATTTAGGCAGCTTTCTTCTTCTTGCCCTTGGCTTTGGTTGCAGCCGGGGCCGCAATGGCCTTGTTTTCCGCAGGGCCAGAAACCGCCTTGCCCACCGCGGCGTCAAACTTCTCGACGGACTCGGCAAGCTCCCCAATCGCCCTGGCCGCTTTTCCTCCATCTTTCGGCGGAATGAACCCGTTCGCAATGGCGACTTCTTCCGGCAGCTGCCCGCCTATGCCCACGGCCAGCCTAAGAGCGTTCTGAGGTATCCGGCCGTTAACCTCTTCAACCAACCCATCAGTTGTCTCCCAGATTCTTCGGTCACTTGTCCACATTGGCACTGTGATCACCTCGTTTTGTTTGTTCCAATCCTGAGTCGTCAACATCAACGCTTCCTCCAGTCGATCGAAATCAGATTCAGGATCGAATGTGTCCGCTAATTTAAGGGCTGCATCTGAACGCGAACGATAGTAAACCTCATCGTGGTAAAGCCTTTGGATCTGGGCTTTCCAGACTGCCAACCGCTTGTCGTTCTCAATGTCAATCTTCGCGCGCCCGCCCGCGTCGGCTTCTTTGGGATAGTCGATAAGGCGTTGACAGAAGATGCCCGCGCCGTTGACCAATCCATCATCAAAGATGCCTTCTGGCATTGTTTCCCTGGCAATTACCTTTACGCCTTCGACGCCATACATCGTATCCGTCGCAGGGTAGGGCCGGCCGGCTCCGAGAGCTTCCCAGAGCCCTTGCGTGGGATGAACGACAACGGGAATCCCTGCGCACGTAGCCTCAACTGCACAGCGCCCGAAGCTCTCATAATTCGAGGGCATCAACAGAACCTTGGTCTTGCGTAGGACTTCCCGAAAGTCGGGAGTGTTCTTCATGTGCTCGATGTTCGGGTGTCGCGCTTCCCATTCTTCATTGAGGTGCGGAGGTGCAACCTGCTCGCCGTAAATCCCCTCGACGATTAGAAACTCATAATCAGGCATCGCCTCTGCGATCTTGTGAACAGTATAAACACCTTTGCCCTCGGTTGGATTGCAAAAGGTAATCTTCGTCCCTGGTTTGCAGCGGTATTTCTCCGGCTCAATAACGGGATGAATCACGATCGACCTACCCGGCCACGGCTGGCCCTTCCACTTCTCATTCGCGGCAATCCAGTGCGTGTTGAATACGACGAGTTGGGCCTTGAATGGAGGGACGTTCCAGTAACCAAGCTGTGCGTGATTGTGTATCCAGTGAACCAAAGGCTTTTGAAGATCGACGTGCAGGCCCATCGCGAGAGACGTGTTATCCAGATGCGTCATCAGTATATCAGCATCTGCCGCGATCTCTCTGACGGTTGAATGGTGAAACTGGGTCTTAGGAAGCGCAAAGACCTTGACGCCCTCATATTCGTAACTCTCAGGCGTCCGGTCAGCGATGACCTTAACGTCGTGCCCGCGGGCAGCCAACGCCCGCAATGCGGCATGTACTGTTACCTCGGAACCCGCGCAATGGATTGGCGGGTACATGTGCACATAGACCGTGATTGAGAGCGGCATTAGGTTGAAAAGAAGGGCGGCGACTGACTTGGAAGCCGCCGCCCCTGAAAGACTGAAGGCAGCTAACTAGCTGTTCGCTCCAGCAAGAAGATCACCCTTCACGATGGCCGATGGTCGCAACACGCCGAACGCTGCTCTCATTTCATCGAGCACCGCCAGGATGTTGTAAATGAACCACGTCGAATGTGAATCCGTGATCCGAGTCGTTGCTTGCTCACGATCCCAGATGATCGCTTGGCGAAGATCGCCCGTGTAGAACGTACCTCTCGGAATGGCCTCAGATTCGACCACTGGAAGGCCCCACAGCGTCTTAAGGCCCATCTGCATTGGTCCGCCGAAGTAGTAACGGTTTTCGCCGTCCTTCGTCAGATCGATTGCTTCCCAATCGTAGGGATTGAGAAGAAACGCCGTGGGCTTTGCTCGCGCCACCACCATCGCGGTCGTGCGGGCTTTGCGCGTTGTGGTCAGCGCGTCGGTGTCGAACGCCTGCGGAGTCAGGCCAGACGTGTTTTCCAGCCCGGTAAAGTCCGTTCCGCCCGTACCGGAAATGATCTGATCTTCCAGCGCAAGCTCAAGATCCTCACGCATGAAAGCATCGATCATGGATTCCAGCATCGGAACGTCCGCGAGAATTTGCCGGGTGACAGGCATCCACACGGCAATGGTCTTAACTGCCGCCTGGATGATCGCAGTAGCCATGCTCGCTTCAGGCTTCACAGCATTGTCAAAGCCCGTGCTGGACGTTGCTGTTGCTTCAGGCACCACATCTGCCGCCCGAGTCTTGCCCGTGACGCGCACGAACTCAACAAGGTTGGAACTGGTGCGCGCGTTCGTGATGACGTCGCGGATTGTGAGCGGGCGCAGCGGGAAGTCAACGTTCGGACCATAGTCACGCCGAACATAAGCACCACCAGAAGTGGCCGAGGTGTAGACCAGACCCTTCACGTCAACGGCGGGCGAGTCGATCTTGGTTCTGTCTGCCGGGGCCCCACCATGCGGCGAGATCGTCTTGAGCCATGCCTGGAAGTCGGGCGCTTCAACGAACTGCTGGCCGCGACTCTTGAACTGGCTCACATTAGAGCGCGTGTCGCCACTTCCGAAATCAGGACGGCCCTGCGGCTGGCTGATTTCCTTCATCCGCTCGGCGTTGGTTTTGCGAGAATCTTCGCGATCCTTCAGGTCTGCGGCCTGTTTGTAAAGCTCGTCAATCTTCTCACCGAGCTTCTTGGCTTGTTCCGCCTCATCAGCGGTTGCTTTTGCGGCCTTGAAGACGTCATCATCGGACTGCCCTGCTGCCTTAGCGTCCGTTGCGCGCTTATCCTGCGCGTCAAAAATCTTCTTCTGCTCTGCCAGCTTGTCTTTCATCTGGCGAGCGTATTCCTGGCTTGTCATTGCGGTTCTCCTTATACCGTGAGAGCGAACAGTTGATGTCTCATTCGCTCGGATTGAGTCCTTAGCGCATCCATGTCGGTCTGCTTCGCCGGTGGCGCCGAAGCCTCCAACAACGTCCCGAGGGCGTCATAGGCGGCTTGCACCTTGGCCCGGTTAGAGCCAGACAACACCCGGCCTTCTTTGACCCGGTTGTCATGGTTGCGCTGCATCTTTTGTGCAAACTTCTCAAGCTCGGCTACCGCGCTATCGAAGGACTCAGACGATTCGGTTCCCGCATCCTCTGATTTGATTGAAACTAACTGCGTTTGGTCGTTCATGCCCACCAGCACTGGACTCCATTCCTTCCAGTCGCCTTCGAGCAATTCACGCGCTCCGGTATCTTCGTCTTTCGATTCCCGAACGACTGAATAACCGATTGAAAATTCGTCAATGATTCCAAACTTAATATCTGAATACGCCTCTCGGCCTCTCTGCGTATCCATGTTGAACTGGCCCTTAATGTAAGTGCCGCCCAGAGTCTTGAGGTTGTCGGGAAGTGACGGATCACCTGG